ATAAGACAGGGGGGTGATTCTCGCTGACCCCCCCTCCCCCTTACCATGAACAGACTTCTCTGTCTAACTATCTATAAAAATTAATCATAAACTAAAGACAGATAGAGAATCTTCAACAAACAAAAACTATTAGCAATCTAATCACTAACCTTTGGGATGTAATAAATTAATAAAAGTAGTACTAATAGCTTCAGTTGTCTTTGCTAACTTCTTGTTGTTCTTTGTTAAACAAGATAGGGAATGAATCTGCTGTAACTAGTAGATAGTCAGCTGTTAGCTTGTATCGTACAATCTCAAACAGTGCGTCTTCTAGTGCATTAGTATCTATCTCTACATTGTCATCAACTACTAAACGTGCTACTAAACCACATGAGTTATAGCCGTTACTAACATCATAATTATACCACTCTCTCCATTGAGTAAACGGATTGTATGGGTTGTCGCTTGTTGTAAGCATCATCTCATTAGTACTCATAAGCGGTCCTTTAATTAGTTAGCTCGGTGGCGTTAATTAGGTTTCTAGGAACCCCTAGTGCCAATGATATTTCAGCAGCAGTATACCCATTAGCTAGTAGGTTTCGAGCCCTGTTTGCTTGTCCAGCAGAAAGGGTGGGGGCTGATTTTGGAGTTGCTAGGGCCTTAACCCTATCCATATCCGTGTTTCTTAGTATGGCCGCCAATCTGGTCGGGCTAACAGCGCCCATCTGAATAGCTTCCCACTCCCGGGGGGTGATATCAATGAGCGGTTTCTTAGCACCAATCCTAGCACGAGCCACTACTAAAGCACGGCCCTTTTCTTTCTTCTTCTGGGCGGCGGATAGTTTTGTGGGGCTTGAATTGACCTTTGTCTTATAGATCACGTTCGCTAAAATCTGTGCTTTACGTTCCAATGGTTTGTTTCTACTAGCTAATTTAAGTTTGGCTTCTAGGCTATCTACCTCTTTAGCGTATGTCTTCTTAGCTATTGGGGAGTATGGTTTTGGTTTAATGGCTACTAAATTTTTTCGAGCGGTGTTAGCTAAATCTTTTAATTTGTTAGCGTGATCAGCATATACCCCTTCAATTACAGTTCCAGAGCTAAGCTTTCTAGCGTCTTTAACTTCGTACATCTTAGTGGATTTAGTAGTTCTTAGTGTCTCAACGCCGTTTTTGTCTATGTAGGTCTTATGGCTCTCAACGTAAACTTTCTCTCCAGTAGAAGGATCAATGTGAAAAGAATCGCTTCTATGTGGAACCCGTTGTTGGGAACTGGCTCTTGAAATAAGGGTGCTTGCTCCAGAAGTTGGGCCGGACTGATATTTGGTTTTTAAAGCGGCGATACCATTATCCTCGTATGACTTTCTCCAATTCAACTCATGTTTTTCAGAATCGATGACCACCATTGAATGACGCACAGCTCTAGCTATTTCAGAAGTGCTGGCGCCTTTAACTGTCATATCTGTAATTAAATTAGAAACGTCGCCCATCTTTAATTGTTTTTGTGGGCCTGTCATAGGTTTCATACCAGGGACCGGCGGGTATGCTCTTACTGGGTCAAAATCCTTAAGACCTTCTAAAGCTGGTGATGTTTTAATGTGGCCTCTATCGTTAGGTGCAACAATAACAAAATCTCCATCAAAATCAGCACCAGATAATCGTTTAGCAATATCTGGATGGATCACGATAGCATCGGTTGCTGTGCCTAGAAGAGACTTAGCTTCTTTATTTCTATTATTAACAGTTACCGTTGGTATCTCAAACACGCCGCCATGAGGATATCGTATTAGTACTACTTTTTCTCCGTTGTTGTAGTTGGGAGCATATACCTCAGTTGGTTTGATATTTGTAGAAGGTAATATAACAGCTGTCGTCTGCCTTGGTAGAGCTGCAGCCTTTAATTGAACAGCAGCAGAGTCTGCCGAGTTAGCAAATTCATTCAACATGTGTTGACGAACTGTTGGGTTTGTCAGACTCATTATCTCTTCATATTCAGCCAGCCTATTCTCAAAATCGATTTCTAGTTGTCTTTTCGCAACAACTGGAGATTGTTTTGATAAAAACTGTGAAGACAGATTACGACCCCAAGCACCCCAATCGCCTTCTTCGTTTACAACGTTGATAGCGGATAACTTCTTTTCCCCGTTAACCTCGTAAAAGTTTGGTCTAGTCGTGGCACCGAACGGGCGCTCTGGGATATCAGTTGACTGCTTTTTAAAAGCGTCTAATTTGTTAGCTTTAGGATCCTTTGATGTGTTAAACACGATGTCATACCCATTGGGGATATTATCGGAATATACCGCCATACCTTTTAAATAGTGTGTTCCGTCCACACCAATTCGAACTTGGGCATATGACTTTCCACCTAAAGTAAGGTCGTCTACCCCTTTCCTAAGCTCAATTAAACCGTCTGCGTTCTCGCCGCCTTCTTTATTATACCTAACAAAAATCCGATTGCTTGAAATATTATTAACTACGGAAGTATCAACAAATGTTTCTCCATAGTCATTAGAAGCATAGTTAGGAATTCGAATATTTTCTTTGTTCTTATATACCTCTTGAAACGTGGTATCGGGTTTAGCTAAAACCTTATAGCTCGTGTCTTTTCCGGTTCCTAATTGTGGCTCTCTTAAATAGTGAAGTGTATAGCCTTCGTTTCTTAGCAAGGCTATTGCGCTTTTAAGTTTTGTTTCGCTGACTCCCAAGTATAACTCTACAGCTTCGCCAACATCTACAAATCCATAACGCTCAACAGCATCTTTAAGGACCGTGGCAACTTGTTGAATGATAGCATGTTTGGCGTTATAGGATGGTTTTAACATCTCACGAACTGAAGACTCTGCCACTCCCATCTCGGCACCAATAGCTACATTAGACATTCCTGACTCTTTAAGTCGTACTGCTTGCAATCGCAGATCTTCTTTAGCGGCTGCTTTGGCAAGCGTTTTCTGTTCTCGTAATTCTGTAGTAGATATATTAAGTGCGGCGGCTATTTCTGTTTCAGAAAACCCTTCTTTAGACAGGGTGTCAATAGCATTAAGTAACTCTCCACCACTACCCCACGGATATCTTCCAGATCTACGTTTAATACCGTAATGAGCAATAATTTGTTCGTCAATCATATGACACCTTCATTTCTTCGATAATCTTGTCGTATTCAATAATTCTACCCATTATGTGAATGACGGAGCCTGGTTCTGGAGACCATTCGTAAATCTCATCATTCTGATAGATGGCCAATAGAATATCAATGTCATTCGGGTTGTATCCGTATTCTAGACAAAATAGTGCAGCGTATGTTTCCAGCTGAGCTGGTTTACCGGGTGCTTTCCCGGTCTTTAAATCAAAGATTCTAAGCACACCGTCTATAAAAGATATAGCATCGGCAGTGCCAAAGGCGTTATCACTATAATATAGAAGCACTTCCGGATCCATTCTATATCCAATAGCGTCGTTGACAAAAGCATTAACCGACATAGTGTTTTGTGGCATGCGGATCTTCAGCTTTATATGTTCTTCAGCTAAAGCATGAATCCTAGTTCCAATGGCTGCTTGTTGATGATTGTCGTAAGAAGCGCGAAGTTTGTCTATGTCATAGTTAATCCAGTGAGGTTTACTAGGGCTAAGAAAACTATGAGCAACCGAAATATATCGCTTGTTCCAGATCACGTAGCACCTCCTCTAAGTTTTCGGGTTGAACAAATCTACCAAAACACTGGGCATCCATAACATCTATGTAATACGATTGATTTGGTTGCTGCGGAGACCCATACGCACGCTTAGTTTCGAAAGCTCCCCAAAAAGATCCAGGTCCTAACATGATAACATCTGGAAAAGACTTTCTAAAGGTTGGGTCTACTTTTATAACTGTAGCTGCTGGATAATTTCTCTCTAAAATGCTCATAAAATGAGACTGAAACGTTGCTTCAATCATGTGTACCTCAAAAAAAATAAAAGAAGACGCAAAAATTAATTTTCAGGTCTTCCTTCTATTATAGCCGTTGTTGTTTTTGCGTTTTATAGAACGTAAGATTTTTTTCGTTGAATCTTTTTTTCGTTGCATAGGCGCGTGAAATACCTCTATCTAGTTCCGAATCTGAAATAAGAAAGTGATAAAACAAATCTTCATACGTGGTTGTCATTCTATCTATTCTACCCATTGACTGGTGCACAATGCGATAAGAATAATGTTGTGAATAAAATAGCATGTGGTTTGTTGTG